TTCCTACTCTTGATCATGAATTACGACATCAATGAGAAAGAAACATCCATCGATAATATGGGTGATTCACTATTGATTGCAATTGAAAATGCTGTCAATCGTAACAACATAGGTGATGCAGATGCTATCATGTCTGAGTGGATTGTTGACGGTTGTGATCCTATTGATGGATCATATGAGTTTATTTTCATTCCCAATCTAACCCTGAATTGATGTACATTATGAGTAAAAGAGATAAGATTGTCCTTGCACTACAGCAAGTTGATAACATTGAGAAGATCTTTGAGGATCTTGATTATTCAGATTATCTCGTCTCTAAATGTTATAAACTGAAGTACGAATTGCAACGTCAATTGTCACTAATGAATGCCAGCGATGGAGAAATCTTCGATCGGTAGACAGTTGGCAAAGCGGACCCAATTTCAGTGAAACCCCTTCACAGGGGCACCCAAATGCTCTACAATTGGCACATGATAAACAAAGCAATGCTTCTCACTGACTCCGCTTTCATCCAGGCACTGCGCGACCTGCCTGCCTTCCTTCTCAGCACTGATGCTGATCTTGATATGGCATACGACTGGGTTTGCGAGATGTCTCGCCCTTTCGCAGGCGATCCCGCTGCCTTCGATCTCTTTTATGATGTCTACAACGAAACATTTGACTCTGCCGCTTGATTTTTGGGAGTGGCATTCTTCCATCCCTACTAAACAACATTCTCAACCAAACATGATTGACATTGATTACACCAAGCGCCTTGATTCTATCGCATATTGTGAAGATATCTGGATTCAAGAAGATAGCATCTGGGTGGGCGAAAAGCGTCTCGCTGCTTTCACAATTACGGAAGACTATAGCGATGACGAAGGTAAATTCCGTGTAAATTGCCGTCGCCAGATGACACTCACTGATGGTAGACTCGCTTACATCTACCCACGAATTTCTGGGTTTGATAGTATTGCTGAGTGCAAAGAGTTTATCTTTGATTACATCAACTCTGCACCATCTATTGCAATCTTCAACGACCAACATCGTAAAGCATTCGAGGTACTATGCGCCTGATTCTTGCTGCCTTCGTTATCATCATCGGCACCACAATTGGTGTCAACGCTATCAACTCCGTCTCAAACATGCAAGACGCTAAGTTATCACGTTTCTGCAAAGGTGTGCCTGTTGGTTCTAGTTACGATGACATGTGCAAAGACTTTCGATAATGTGACAATCTACTAACCTGCACACCCCACAAGGCGTTTCGGCGTGTTGTGGGGTTATAATTGTATCAACAACAAAACCACAGCATTTTGATCAACCTCCGACCCCACCAGTCCCGCGCTCTCGCTGCAATGAGCGCCGCTGATCATGGTCAAATTATTGTACCCACTGGTGGTGGCAAAACTATCATCATGATCGAGCATTGTCGTCAACTGCTTAACAACGGTCCCCGCACTATTGTTGTTGTCGCTCCGCGCATTCTTCTCGCTAATCAACTCAGCGAAGAATTCATGCAGTTTATTCCTGCAACGTGGACACATGTAGCGCACTGCCACAGTGGAGAAACGCACCACTTCAGCACAACTAAGAGTGACAAACTTGCTCTCTTCAATGATACTGCGCGTGCTGCAAAAGAGTCCTGCATTATATTCACCACCTATCACAGTTTGCACCGCGTTGTTGATAGTGGCATCGATGTTGATGCTATCTATTTTGATGAAGCACACAACGGTTGTACTAAACATTTCTTTGTAAGTGTTGCTGCTATGAGTATGATTGCAGAGCGTAAGTATTTCTTCACAGCAACACCTCGCATCAGCAACAAGCATGACCGTGGTATGAATAACCGCGAGATCTTCGGTCCTATTCTTGAGAATGTCCCCGCTCCTGAGTTGATTCAAGGCGGTCACATTCTTCCCCCTACGATTGTACCTTTCGAGACTGATCATGTTGTAGATAAGAAGAATCCTCACATGGTCCACAGTAACACTGTGCAGGATATCATTGATCAACTCGATGAGACTGACGCTGCAAAAGTGTTGGTTGCTGTGCCATCTTCGCGTGTGCTTGGTAACATCCTCGGTCATACAGATTTGCTCTCTGAGTTGTCTGATCGTGGTTATGATGTGTTGCACGTCACATCTAAATTCGGTGCCTATGTAAACAAAACTAAGGTGTCGCGTGAGGTATTCTTTGACACGCTGACTGCATGGGGTAAGGATAAGCAACGCAAGTTTGTATTGTTTCACTATTCCATTCTGTCTGAAGGTATCAATGTGCCTGGTCTCACTCATTGCATCATGCTCCGCAATCTTAACGTAGTTGAGATGGCACAAACGATCGGCAGAGTTATCCGTCTCGATAAGGATGACGCAGCACGATTGCAGAGCGGTGAGATGCAACCACAGCAGTGGGCAATGTATAACAAACCCACAGGATTCGTGACTGTCCCCGTTCATCGTAACTATGGTGCAGCAGTTATTAAGCGTTTGCAGCGTATCACGGATGAGATCTTTGTAAAGGGAGTGCCTGCCACCGCTCTCGTGTGACAATCGACGAAGCGGACCCAAAACCCTGAGAACCCCTTCACAGGGCACCGCTCAGCGTCTATAATTGATTCAAGCGAGAGGGGCACAGCAGACCGCCTCCCCGCTCCACACTTCACTCTAAACACTCTCATGCGTAAGATCGAATCTCTGATGAATGATGCCATCGCCAACAATAAGTCTTGGCAGTCTGGTAACACTTCAGTATCATTCAACGAGGAAAATAGCACCTCTGTTGTTCGTCTTCATGGTAACAAGATCGCTGTGATTGGTGATGACTTCCTTCAAGTATTTGATGGTGGTTGGCAGTCTAATACCACCAAATCTCGCCTGAATGCATTGATCGATCGTTTCTGCAATTCTATCACCGATGGTGTTTATCAGCGTAAGCATGTGTGGTATCTGAAAGATAACAATGTTGAGCGTGAATTCGAGTCTGGTTATATCTACGCCTGATAACTAACACTCACTCTCACACTTTTCTTTTCAAACAATGTATCAACTCCAAATCAAGTACAACAAAATTGGTAACTGGGAAAACACAGTCTTCCTCCCTATGACTCAAATGAAAGCATTAGATATCATGGCAATGCATAATAAACTATGGAGTAAAGAGCACTGCTATCGTATCACCCCAGTCACCAATTAATTCAATCATGAAAACACAATCCTCCATCAATTCCACATTTAAGCAACAATTATCAAAACAAAGTCTCTTCCCTTCAACTAAAGCATCAGCACGAAAGATCAACCGAATCCTCACACAAAAATTAGATAAGACTTATCAGTCTAAATCTAATCTTTCCATCATTACATCTCTCTCTAATTGAAGAATGAAAACATTCTACATCTCTGACGGTAAGACTTACCGCAATCGCAAAATGCAAAAACTTGCACTCACTCGCTCTGATAAAGTATATCTCCTTAAAACTACTAATTACAAAGATAGCATTTGGATATTCTTCACACCATTGCATAGATCAATTCCTGATGTATCAATGATCTCCTCATCTTCATCAATTAAATATCCCTTATTGATTCCCGCACAATGAAATTGACATTAAACTCATCAACTGATATACTGATCAAACATACATAATTCACACTGCAATTACATCATGTCATCAGACATCTTCACTCAATCACTATCTGACACCCTAGAGGATAAAATTCAGCGTGAGCATTATGGTTTATTCCCTACCGCTGTTTCTAAAGTGTCAGTGCCAAATCATGATGATTTCAAACAACAAATCTTAGAATGGATGTCAACTGAAGATCTACAACTTAAAACAGATCGTAACGCTATCTCTCATAACGTTGCTCAAGTTGGTCCTAACAATAAACTCATTAATGATCTCCCTATTATTCACAAACTCCTCGTTGATTCAGTAAACTGGACAAACGACAATACTCTTAAATACGATGCAATTTTCGCTATTCAAGATTCATACCTAGAGATACACAACAAGGATGCAATCTATGCTCCTCATGAGCATTCAAACTGCCTCTACTCTCTTACCTATCTTATTAACTACGATCACACATTACACTCGCCAGTTAAATTTAGACGTAACGTACAATCATCACATTATCCCGTCATTCAACTTCGCTCCACTGATATGACCCCATACAATATGACTGAATGTACATTCGATATGTCTGAAGGAGATATTATCATCTATCCATCACACATCACCCATGGATATGATACTAACCCTAATGATCAACGTATCACCCTCACTGCTAACTTTGTCCCACAATAGATACTTTTCCACAACCTTTTCCACAGTTTCCGCATATCCTGGGGAGATTAAAAATGCCTTTATAAATATACCTCCGAGAATTATATCTACGGAGTTATAGTTACCTTAGACCGTAGCACAAGAGGATTTTTTTGACAACATCTCCCAGGACACTACACAAACCCTCACAGACCAGTTGACAATAGTGCCAAAATATGGCATTATTACTAGGTAATCAACTCACCCTACTTCCATCATCTAACTAACAATGGGACGCACCTATAAGCGCAACGATTTGCATAACTCACGACGACCCAAATCCATTAGGGAGAAGCGTCAGCAATTCGGCAAGAATAAGCGAGACTACAGTGATACCTATGAGGACAACTTTTCCACAGGTAAGTATCAACAACGCAACATGAGTAGTGATCACAATCAAGAGGAATCTAACTGATGAATGAGATTGACAATGATTGGATTGATGACATGCTAGAGGATGATATCCCCGAGTATGATGACCTAACTACCGAAACACTCGCTGACACCTATTCTGGAGATTACGAATGAAAACTATCACTCTCACCACCACTCCTCCCGTTGATGTTAAACTATGGGACAAGGGTAGGAAGTACTTTTGGGCATACGATTATGACGGTTGTCCTAAGTATGGTCCATTCAAATCACGAGAGCAAGCAATCAATGATGCACGACAGTATTCGGAGGCACAATGACATCCTACGGAGCAAAGATTGCATCTATTCCACAACAACTAGAAATACTCTTAGATCTATATGATGAGGGTCATTTACCACCAGATGAGCAAGTCAAACTAGCACAGAGTTTAATAGACTTAGATCTAGATGATTACCTCACACAGTATCAACCACTATGTGATTATTTCATCGCTGAGGGTATGTGCTATGATGTAGAGGTAGGTGACACTGAGAGCAGTTAATTCATGCATGTTATGTGTTACCGCGAAGCGGGTATATTAAAAACGCCTACTTCCCTAACCTACAAAAGTATCACATCGACTTCGAGATATCTCGACTGAAATCAAATGAAACTTCGGGTCCCCCCCTCTGAAAAAAAATTCCCAGGTTACAAAACTGCTCCCCAGGTTTACACAACGACCTCGTGGGAGCAGTTATCATATATTGCCATAACCCTCTCAGAGACGCTCAGGATCGCCTGTAAGGCGGGTATACTGAGAGTCATGAGTGTTTCTAGGCAAACCCTCTTATATCCTTTCAAAGTATTTAAAACACTACATACTCGTGTAGACCGAAATAGTGTTATGAGTAAGAGGTATGTACTTGATGTAGAGGTAGATGAGCATGGGGAATGTTTTATCACACTCCCTGATGAGTTACTGGATGAGATGGGATGGGCAGAGGGGACTGAGTTAGATTGGTCCGAGGATATCGACGGTGCTGTAATTCTTAGAAAAGCAGAGTCGTAAAAAAATCGCGAAGCAAAAAACGGCGTTTAACTATGAGTGAAGATCAGCAACCCCAAAGTTTTAATTCCATGGAGGAATATGTCAATTGGGGATTTGAGAATTTAAGTAAGGCAATTGTACAATTGACCGAGCGTGTAACACGATTGGAGCAAGCAGTGCAAAAAATTCCGCCTCCTGGTCCTGACATGATCAAGTATAAGATTCCAGAGACAGAGCATTACTCTAATCTCAAAGAGTTACTTGATAATATCTACGATCGTATTGGGACTTTAGAGGGAGAGCGTGATTGCACGAAAGACCGTCTAAATAAACTGGAAGATAGTTAATCATGTAAATGGTCGCGTACATCATTGAAACAGCAAGAAGTTTCCCCAACCCATTGAGTGGTGCAGGGTTTACTAAAAAATGGGAGCGACCAGCATCCAGTAAGTATGAAAATGGTGATTATAATCTAGGTACTGGCACAGACTATTACATTACGTTTGAGTCTGGTGGTCCTGGTAGTATGCCATTGGGCAAGGACGAAGTACATTATATTGGTGATCAAGATCCTGGTTGTGTAGAAGGTTGCGCTACCAAGGGACCTGTGTATCGTTTCTTGCGTGGTGAGAAGCGTGATCACAGATATTCCAATAACCCTAGTATCACTGATAGGGATATGGGGTGTGAGAATGAAAACTGGAAAGAAGTTGCAGATGGATACAACAAAGAGCCACGGAGTGGTGGACCTGTATTCCATACTCTGCATAACAGAGGTCCTCAAGACGATGATAATAACTATATCTCTGGTGCAGAGCCATTAAAGGTATGGTTTTCATATTGGCCTGATGACTGTATGCTCACCTTTGGTGATAATTCAGATCCTAGTGACTATGGTGGTAATGTTGGTTGCGGTCAAGGTAAGTACTATGAATGCTATACCTTAGGATATGCCTTTGGTAGTTACAACGATGCCTTAGACTGGGCAGGATCAGAGCAGGCAGATAATATCTTTCCTCTTTATCACTATCGCTACGGTAGCATGAATGCTAGTAGTGGTATAGACATTGATAACTTCTATACTATTAGACCAGAGGATGAAGTAAACCTAGAGACAGGTAACAGTGGTGGTGATGGACCTGCAGATTGTAAGGATCCTCGTGGTGAAGAATATGATTATCAGGGTATCTTGTGTTGGGTATTTGGATCAAATCCTGGTGACGCCCCTAGGCAGGTTATTAGAGACGTTGCTAAGATTGGTCCCACGGGTCAGTGTGTAGATAAGACTGCTTGGTATAACTATCAGACAGGTGATGGTTATGACTGTGTTTTCAGTTGGAGAGTTTATAACAGAGGTGGTAATCCTTGTTTCAACCAGGCACTACGAAAATATGATATCTTTGGTGAGATGGATCCTGGAGCACCTAATGTTGCGTCATGGGGTCATGAGCCAGAAGGTGGCGTCAGTATTGCCAATGAGCAAGCAAACTTTGAATGGTTGTATGGACTGAATGCGTCTATCAAAGCAGCAGTGCCAAAATTCCTTGGATTTGAAGACTCTTATGATTCTCAATTCCTGTATTATCTCTATGATACGAGTACTCCATTCAATGGACCAGTCTTTGGTATCCAATATCGACTGAATGACAAACCATGTTGCCCCAATACGACATGCACTACGGATGATACATCGGGTGGTGGTGCTGGTGGGACCAGGCAATCACCATGTTGCAAAGCAAACTACCATAACTATTCGCATTTCTATCAAATTCGCGACGATTCTTGGGAAACTACGCGGACTAAGATCAAATTAACCAACAAATCTAGCAAAGGTATCAACGAATCCTTCTGGACATTCGATACTACGACCCCTAGAATCCTTTTCCGTTACCTAACACGGGACGGAGACTTCAATAGAGGGGAGAAAATTAACGGTTGGGATATCGTTAGTGTGTTTTACTTCGGTGATGAGCTCAAATGTGGCATGATGGAGCTCATGGGCGATGGAAGTGACTTCGATTATGAGGAAGAATTCGAGTCAGATGATGGTGCTCGGATGAAAGTACTCTCTGGACCAGGCATTGGCGACAAATGTGCCTTTGCTGGAGTGTATGAATTCCCCAAAAAGGTGTCATATTACAAAGTTGAGCTCTCTCCAAGAGCACTTGTCCCCAATCGCACACTCGATGCAGCGATAATCAAGGCTTTGGTTGATGATGAAGGCGCAGTTTATGACGTTGAGATCATCAATAATGGTCGTGGATACCATGATGGTAGTGAAGTAAGAGCTCCAGACGGTAGTACATCACGTCCAAAGGCACAAATTAGTGTAGTTTGTCCCAGAGTGATGGAGGATTTCAGTGCAACTGATGTTACTGAGCACCTAGAAGACCTCATTAAGGAGGATTCTTCTATAGAAGAGGCAATTGGATTCACAGAAACACTCAATACAGGTGATGATCCAGCGCGAGATGTGCAGATTGCAGCTGGTGCTATCAGTGGTGCTGTCGATTATCCCATCAATCATGATGAAACTAAGTTTAAGCTCCGCACTGCGAAGCTAGAGATCTCTAAATTTGATGCAAATGGTGGTATTGATGAGGTTAGAATCATCGATGGTGGTGCAGGATACTCCAGAAAGCAACCTCCACAGGTGTTTGTGAGTGATCCAGAGTTTATTGAATACACTGGACCTGATAAAGGTGAGGAAGAATTGGTAAAAACCTCTCAAAATATCTCAGATGCATTCCAATATACCCAACCTACAGCGCAAGGGGCACGGTATGGCACCTATCAACCACCCAAATTTGGGTCTGGTATCAATGCAACAGGTACTTTTACCACATCTGAGTTTGATACTGGCGGTAGAAACTTTGAAAATGCGTTTTCTGACGAGTCTGCTGCCAATGGTGCCGCAGGTTTTGCCAGTATGAATATGGCACAGATCGCAAAACTAGGTATTGACTCAATCAAAGAGCCCCAAAGAGCGTTTGCACCTGATAGTTACATCAGAATCGCGCAAGTTGATGAGAATAATGAGACAAAATTGTGCTTTGATCTCCCTCCAAACTGTTTAGAAGTGACTGGAAGAGGAAATATCCTCGACGCATTGCCCAAAGAGGACTTTTTTAGCGAAATTTCCAAGATCAATGAGCCAATTCGGGACTATGAGGCGCAAATTATGCCTGAATTGTACAAAGCAGCGGCTCAAGTTGACCAATATCAAGAAACAACGTCGCATGTTTACGGTGGATTCAACAAACAGAGGTGTATTTCGATGGGTCAACCCGATATTATCAGTATTGGGCGCTGGTTTGACATGCCTTGTGCTTATATGAGCACTACTGAGGCGGGATCTACGATTTTGGACGAGATTCAAGCGAGTAGAAAGCTCACAAAAGAGCGTGCTTTCGGATATTTGCCTTACAAGTACTGTGCATCTGATGTACAAGAGGCAGAATTCGTTGTTGGCATCCAAGTTGAGGGTAGAACTACAGGATCTATGGGTGACGACTTCATGGATTTCTTAAGTGCCTTTCAAAAACCCAAATTGACCCCTTCCAGAAAACTTCCTGGAGGCAATTCTGGATATCGGACATGGGGATGCTCACGGGGTGGGTATAAAGGTCGCTGTTATCGTGATCCTAATGATGAAGATGACATCATTTATGTGCCAGTCGGGTTGGAAGAGAATACCTTTGACTATAACCGATCGGGTTATAGTGAAGGTGAGCAGTTTGGTCTTTGGTTATGTGATAATTTGACAAGTCACACCCCTGATGCTGGATCAACTACTTGGAGTTGGATTTACCAAACTACAGAAACTACAACTACTACAGACCCAGCGACTGGAGAATCCACAACTAGTACAACTACTACAGATAATCCAGATTCAGGTGATAGTGGACCATGGACATCATTCCAAGTTGATTGTCCTAATAACAACGTGCCTGTCCATGACTGCTGGGACAAGTATGTACGTGCCTCAGGAGCGCCCTCAGACGCCCCTCTGGACGTTTATTGTGGGTGGGATGTAAATGGCAACCCAATCCCTGGTAAACGCTTCTGGGAGATCACAGGACCTGGACCAGCAGCAGGTGGTGGATTTGCTTTTGAGGGAGCACACCAAGCACCAACAGGAGTATATAATCCATTCTGCAACGATTGCGCTAATAATGCTTCTAATCCTATCTTTGGAGGATTCCTGAGTTTCCTCATTCAACCAAGCGTAAATATTCCTCCATGTGTTGGTCTCGAATATGTTAGTGATGCATCTATTGCAATCGATCCCACTAGGATCGATGAGCCAAAAGGAGAAAACTATAAAGTTATGAATATAGGACCTATTAACGGTACTATGCGAGTTAGGAATTGGTTAACAGGATCGATTCAGGCACTAAGTAATGCCATAGACAACTATGGCAACCCATACTTCACCGAATGTGATGTTGCTCGTCCTGATGAAACCAGGCAAACAAAAATCAATGAGGACTTGTAATGGCATACGGATTTCTAAGACCAGTAGCACAATTGAATGGTATGCCTTGCTCTGGACATGGACTTTGTTTGCCTGCTACAATCCATTCCGAGCAGAAATGTAAAACACCACCAATCCCATATTCGATTTACATCAAAAACTTTACATGTTGGTGGCCACCTACTTCATTGATCCCCCTTCAGGCAGTTAATGTCAAAAGAGCGACAGTGCTTGTGAATGGTACACCGATTATGATTCATGGTGATGCATTTTCACCACATATTTCAGCATGTACAAATATCATTACTTATATGTGCCCATGTGGTAACAGCGTGTGTCCAGTACCAACACCTATCGAGTGTAGTCGGTTGACAAAAGAAGATCAAGGTGGGAAGGGGCATGAAAGAGTTGTACAAGCATCAACACTTACAACATATGCATTCAAAGTCCCTGTTGCTCGTATCTTGGATCCTCTTGGAGTGGGTTTCCCTGGATTTTCATATCCATGCTCCTCAGTGGTTGCATATGGGTCCCCAACTGTGCTAGCATCCTAAGGTCCCTTAAGGAGCAAAATGGCAACACGAAGCAAAGTCGGCATTTCAGGCACCAACTTTATGCCTGGTAAACCCAAGATCACCAGACAGGGGGCATCGAAGAATACTAAATATTCCGCAACCTCAAGAAACGGTAGTAAGAAGCGTTATCGTGGTCAGGGTCGATGAGACCCGAAACCCGTAAAGCGATGGAAATGCTTTGGTCTGCAACATGGAATCTTCCTAAGGCAGCAGACCACTGCAACCTCTCTCACAAAGAGATGAAGATCACCTTTAATGAGTATTGCAACTTCCATCCGCCAACATATCGTTATGAAGAAGGAAATTCTATTCATCTCTCAGGATCAGGAGATGGCAGCAATACAAAAGATGATCTACCAGATGCAAATGGCGGATCTGGATATCCATCCTGACAAAACCTGTTTTCTTTGTGTCTCACCAGACTACTCCAGTATTGTGACTCAGCATTTGAGTCATGCTTTGAGTATGGATGGTGAGATTTTTCATATTGAAGCAGTAAATGTACCTTTCCCAGATGAATCCGAAAAACCCTACAGAATCAACTTTGAGATTGATTACGCTGACTGGGTTTTGGACTGGGAGAATTTTGTGCTAATTGAAGCAGGTGTAATTCGCGGTGGTAACTATACATGGCTCACAAAATCCATGGAAAAGTATACTGATAAGAATTATTACTCAGTAGCACTCTACGAAAACGTTGGAAGCAAATTCAAATCAGATTTTGTTTCACATTATTATGACAATTCCAAGGAAGATTTACACTTCTGGTGGGAGCGTCCTAACAAGCATTGGGAATGCCCATAAATAAAATTACCATGTGGAGGAATCATCGTGGCTAACAGTCCAATACCTGACCAAAGTAAGGATTTCATCAAATCGGGTATGCGGCTAATAACCGACCCTAAAAGTGATAAATACCTTAACATGGCGGCGCGTGAGCGTCAGAATGATCCACCTAAGGATCAAAAATAAAAGGTTACTTCAATGGCATACAGATTTAGATCTGAAAAATACGTTAGTAGAGAGTTTAGGGACCTTGCGATCTCTTTCGCGTCAAACCCCTTTACTAAAGATTTTGGTGCTGTTAAGAATGAAAATGCAATCAAACAGTCTGTAAGGAATTTAGTACTTACAATGTTTGAGGAAAGACCTTTCCAACCTGACGTGGGGTCTGGCGTGAGAAAACTTTTGTTTGAAAATTGGGATCCTTTCACCCAAGATGCAATTAAGAATGAAATTGAGAATACTCTAGAAAGACTAGAAACTCGTATTGAAATTGAGAATATTGATTTGATTGATAATTCGGATTTGAATGAAATTCAAATCTCTTTGGAATATAAAATCGTCGGTCAAGCAATTACGCAAGAAGTTGAGTTCCTTCTAGAGAAGACTTAAAATGCCAGCAATTCCTTCACAATTAACATCTCTAGATTTCTTTGAAATCAAGGAATCTATTAGATCCTATCTCAGGACTCGTAAAGAATTTTCAGATTACGATTTTGAAGGATCTGCTGCATCTTATTTGCTAGACATTCTAGCATACAATACGTACTATACGGCATTTAACGCTAACATGGCGTTGAATGAAGCATTTCTAGAGACTGCAACAGTCAGAGACAATATTGTCCGTATTGCAAAGCAATTAAATTACACACCTCGCTCAGTTAAGTCAGCGAAGGCATGTGTGACACTTGATGTGACTGTACCTATTTCATTGAATGGTGTCAACTATCCTGAATATGCAACTCTAAAAAAAGGGGATGTATTTGTAGCATCGACATTTGCTGATTCATTTACCTTTGCAGTGACTAGAGATGTGCAGGTCCCTGTAGACTCCTCTACTGGCATTGCAACCTTTGATAACCTTGTGATGTATCAGGGCAACCTGCTTACCTATGAATATACCGTTGACTATACGAAAAAGCAGGACTTCATCATTCCAGATGAGAATGTAGACACTGATTTGATCTATGTTGACATTTCACCAAACCAACAGTCTGAAGAAATTGATACATATACCATTGCCAAGAATGTAACCGCCTTGGATGGTACATCTCGTATCTATTATCTGGAAGAAACTGATGATTTGAGATATAGAGTCATTTTTGGTGATGGTGTCATCGGACGTAAGTTGATCGACGGTGAATTTATTCGTATTTCTTACGTTTCCACTGTTGGTGAGGAAGCTAACGGTGCTAGCGACTTTGCATTTGTTGGAAGAGTCATTGATAGTGACGGACGCAACATTCCACCTAATAGAATTAAAGTTACCACGATGGAATCTGCCCAACAGGGCGAAAGTAGAGAAGATGCTCTCTCTATTAAGTATCGGGCACCTAGAGCATTCGCTACACAAAACCGTGCTGTCACTGAAGCTGACTATGAGCACATTGTGTCAGAAATCTTCCCTCAGGCAGCATCAGTTACTGCATATGGTGGAGAGAAGTTGTCTCCTCCTGTATATGGAAAGGTTTTTATTGCAGTACGTCCTAAGACGGGCAATAAGTTGAATGCAACTACTAAAAAAGCAATTCAACAGGATCTGGCACCTTATGTTGTGGCATCAGTGCAACCTGAAGTCATTGATCCCACCATTTACAATATTATTCCTAAAACCTATGCATATTATGATGGAAATTCGACTCCTAAGTCTGGTGCTCAGTTAGGATCGGATATTCTTAAGTCTGTCGATCAATATAATAAGGCAAATCAAAATAATCGCTTTGGTGGTCGTTTTGATACATCCAAATATGGATCTATGGTAGACAATACCGATGCATCTATTGCAGGTAGTGTTACTCAGGTCACTATTGGTCAAAATGTAGACGAATTTGCATTTGGACAAGTCTTTACTCAGTGTATTGACTTTGGCAACCCTTTACATGATCCTGGTAAGTACTCAGGCACTACTCCTGTCGGTGGCGGTAATGATGGTCGTTGCACAGAAGATAGAAATTGCCCTCCTGGACAAGTTTGTGTCAATGGTGTTTGTAAGACCCCTTGTGGAGACAGCAGCAGTTGTCCTGAAGGTTATGAGTGTGTTAATGGGTATTGCGAGCCTAGTGGTGGCACTGGTGATGATGACGGCACTGGTGGTGGTCCTGGCGGCGGAGGTGGCAGTTGTAAGCCTTCCTTCTCAGTGGTCAAATCTGGCACATTCTACGCTGATGGATACACTGACAATCTGGTAGATCTTGCATTGGCGACAGGTGGCAATACTGGTGCAACTAATGCAACTTCAGGTGTCCAAAGTCCTTTGCTGGCAGCAAACGCAACTGCACTCGCAGCAGTAACTGCTAACGTCCCCGTAAAAATCAGAGACGACGGGCAAGGCAATCTGATGCTAGTTACTGAGAGAGATGAAAGCGAAGTTATCTTGAATGAAAATGTTGGTAGTGTTGATTACAGCACTGGTGAAGTTTGTGTTGGTCCTATCAATATTGTAGGCACTCCAGACGACTCTACAAGAGTCCCCATCCAGGTGCTCCCCTATCCTGGATCTCTTATTATTCCTCCTGGTGTTGATCCTACAATCTTTAATCCTTCGGTCAATACAATCGATATTAACCGAGACCAAATCTCAATCCCCAACTTCGATCCCAACAACTTCGGTGGGTATAATTATGGTAATACAACGGGGATAAATATCATTGACTACCCCGATGATCCCTTCGATTATCCTGTTTCCACGTCCTGTTTCTGATTTCTGAGTAGATGTACAAAAAGAATATTGCCGTATCAGATAGAGTTGAGAATCAGCTTCCTGAGTTTATTAGGATGGAAGATCGTCAATTCGTTGACTTTCTTTTTGAGTACTACAAATCTCAAGAAAAAACTGGTCGTCCTTTTGACATTCTAAACAATCTTCTCAATTATCTTGACTTAGATAATTATGAATCGATCGAGCTTTCAAGTGAAACTAACCTGCTTGAAAATGTCGGCATCTATGACAATACAATTCGTGTAGAAGACATTGATGGTTTCCAGCCTACTGATGGCACCATCATGATTGATAATGAAATCATGTACTACGAGATGGTTACTCGTGGTCCTGATGCTATTATCACTCCTGGTATTTCTACAAGTCAGTTTGACAAAAAGAAACAGCAACTAGAGAATCCATTCCAATTATTTGATGGGACAAGACTTACTTTCCCACTGAGTTTCCTAGGCACTCCTGTAGCACCTCCTTCAGTATTTCACCTCATTGTAACAGTATACAATGAAACCCTAGTCCCCAATGTAGATTATTTCCTAGAGGGGGATCAGATTCGCTTTGATACTCCACCCAGAGAACGTACAGGGGCAGATGACTCTGCTTTCACTGAGATTGAATATCTAATCGGTTATGCAGATCAAGGCATCCTTACTATGGATGCTGTGCCTTTTGAGCAGTTTCAGGGTAAGAAACATTATCCTCTGAAGCAAGGCACTATTTCATACAACCCAACATCAGAGATTGGTCTGATCGTTAATAAGAATGGCAGGATCCTCCGACCATATGAGGAGTATACTGTATTCCAAGATCAAATTGTTTTTAACTTCCCTCTGGGTGCTGCTGATCAAATCAACGTTAGATCTGTTGAGTACATTGCTCCTCAATTTGGATCTGGTGCTGGTGGTGTTGTATCTGTAGATGATCAAGGACGTGTTGATCGCATCATCCCCAAAACTGGTGGTAATGGATATCGTCTTGATTTCTCCCCTAGAGTTACTATTGGTAGTACTCGTGGTAGCGGTGCAACTGCTAGGACACTGGTAAGTGGTATTAAGAATATTCAACTTATTGATGGTGGTCAAGGTTACACCTCCTACAACCCACCAATTCCTCAAGTTGCTGGTCCTTCCGATTCTAATGGCACCCAAGCAAGTCTGTCTCTAACTGTTAGTGATGAGACGGGACAGATTGATAGTATTACTATTGAAGACTCTGGTAGTGGATATGACTTCATTCCTGCTATTACATTCCTGAATCCTGGTGGTGCTACTATCAGCGATCCCACTATTGATAGTGAAGGTCGTCTGAATGTTGATAGTATTGCTGTAACATCTCCTGGAAACAGATATACCAATCCACCCACAGTTTATATCGATCCTGCTGGTGATGATGGTATCAATGCTCAAGCAGTTGCTCGTATTGATCAGAATGGTCAGGTATATGAAATCCAAGTCACTAATCGTGGTAGAGGATATACAACCCCACCTAGAGCAAGAATTATCGACCCCATTGGTGCTCAAGTACTTGATGTAACTGTTGCATCTGGTGCTGTCACTAACATTGAGATGTTGACAGGTGGTCAGGGTTATACTGATGCACCTTCTGTGTATATCGTTGACGATAGAAAGGATCCATATGGTGTTGCTATTGGCGGCACAGGTGCAACTGCAGTTGCAACTATCTTTAACGGCGAAATCACTGATATCAATATCACCGACTTTGGTGAGGGATATTCTAGTGAGTTTCCTCCCAAAATTTTCATTGCTACACCAAAAGCAGCAAGATCTTCAGTAACTGTAGGATTTAACGAAGTTACTGGTTATAAAATTATTGAAGGTGGCGAAGGTTATGCACCTTCAGCATTCCTTGGTGTAAGTAGAGGTGTGTCTGGTGCTGTTGGATATGACACTCTGCATAACGAAATTTATGCAGGAGAGGGACAATTACAACAATCCAATCACTTTAGTGGTGCAAAGGTAGTTAACATTGACGCACTTTTCGTTAAAGAAGTATTTGATAAGTTTAGAAGACAGTATCTACCTGGAATCAATTTAGATTACACTGCAATCAACCCTGTCCAGGTAATTAAAAATATTACCGATTTCTATACCTCTAAAGGTACAAAACTTGCCACACAGTATCTGTTTAAGATCATGTTTGGTGAGCAGGTGGATGTTTACTATCCCCGTGAAGAAATCATCTCACCATCGGCAGCTAATTGGGTTGTTGACACAATTCTGCGTGCAGAATTGATTTCTGGAGATCCTCTAGATCTTAAAGACTCCCAGTTGACTCAATATGCTGATGAAGTTGACTTGTCAGTAAAACCTGCAAGTGCTCTGATTGAAAACGTCATTACAATTATCGAAGGTAGTGATACTATCTACGAATTGGCAATTTCTGAAGAAACTCTTGCTGGCAACTTTATTATTCCTTACAAGACGACTCTAGTTGAGCCTTTGACTACAACTGGTCAGATTATTACCGTTGACTCTACGATTGGATGGCCAGAAAGAAACGGCACCATCATAATCAATGATGAGGAGCAAGTACAATATAAGGAGAAGTCACTTAACCAGTTTATTGAATGCACCAGGTCTAAGAATGGTTTTGTAGAAGACTGGGATCCTGGCACAAGAATTTTCTCAGACATTTTCGTTTATGCGAATAGAGGTCTGCCAAACGAATGTAAACTCAGAGTCCTTGGTATTGCTGAAGCAGGCACCACTGTCCTTGATGACACTGGGTCTTACTATCTGCAAGGTGACAAACTAAAAGTTGCTAAACTGGGATCTACTGCCGAAGATGAAAGACTGACTTCTTGGTTGTACAATGTTAAAAAACTGATCCAAGTCAATAGTGTTACTCCTGGTGGTGTTAACAACCAGACTGCAACTGTTGTTTGCGATAACCCTCATGGTCTATTGGTATCCGATCAGGTGACAATTTATGGTGCAAACCCCGTTGTTTATAACGGCACCTTTACTGTCACATCTCGTATTGACGAATTACAATTCTCATATCAGATCAATACCCCTACAGAAATTATCCCTGCTGGTAATATCCTGTTGTCGGTTGACCTGAATAGAGGCAAGTCGGACATCACATCTATCAATAAAGTTGTAAGTGAGTTTACTACAAACATTCAAAACTCCTTCTTTAACGATGATCACGTTTATGTTGCTGCTTCTGGTCTACCCAATTATAAGATTGGTCCTTTCACTGGCTCGGCGCTGATTCCTGGTAACCAGCGTAAACTACTTCGTTTCCCTAGACTCGTCCAAACGATTTCTGAGCGTCAAGATATCTCTGCAAACAGCTCGATTGGATCTTGGGTGAATGGTGTGTCTATTTGGGCATACAAGTCTAGAGAGTTTGTTAGATTTGGTCCTCTGACTGGTATTACTGTTACCAATAAAGGTCAAGACTATGATGCAGGTAGCAAGCCCACTCTTGAAATTACTGGTGGCGGTGGCACAGGTGCTGTCGGTGAAGTTGTTGTCAACGGCAGTTTGAGTGGATTTGAAGTTACTGCTGAAGGTAGCGGATATACCGAATCTCCTCTGGTCTCCATCGTTGGCGGTGGTGGTATTGGAGCAACTGCACAAGCTGTCGTAACTGGTGGTCGCGTCACCAGAATTCTGGTTGAGCAACCAGGCACAGGATATACTTCACAACCTAGCGTTTCTATTACTGGTGGTGGTGGCACAGGTGCTGAGGCAACTGCAAGTGTCCGTGGTCCTATTCAAAGCGTTTCACTGGTATCTAATGGCACTGGATATACTTCATTGCCCGCAGTTAGAGTCAACTCTGGCGAAGGTGCTCTGGCACAACCTATTGTGATCAATGGTCGTATTGTTTCTATTGCTATTATTAACTCTGGTAGGGGTTACACTACTGCACCAGAAGTTATTATCAATGGTGATGGTTTCGGTGCAATTGCAAAGGCAACCATTGGCACTATCGGTGAAGATAAAGGTCGTGTACTTAGTATTACGATTACAAACAGAGGTATTGGATATACTCAAGGTCAAACTACAGTCAGACTGCAATCTGTTGGTGAGTTTGCAACATTCTCCCCCGAAGTCTTTGAGTGGAATAAAAATCTCCAGTATGACCTCCAAAATAAATTTGATTTTGCAAGAGGATACGTCTTTACTGGTCTGAATAACCAGTTTGGTGGTGAATATGCTCACGTTAGCGATCCTAAAGAGCTTCGTTATGTGGTTGGCGATAACGTCTTCCTAAATCCTGTTACACAGCAATTCCAAGAAGTTGCATCTAACTTTGAGCACTCTCCTATTTTGGGTTGGGCGTTTGATGGTAACCCCATTTATGGTCCCTATGGTTACATTGACCCAACTGACCAAAACAGTGGTATCAGAAGACTACGTACATCCTATAAGTTAAAGGACAACGTTGTTTTTGATGCAGCAACTAATCCAAACCCTGCTCGTATTGATGGTCCCACAATTGATGACTATGCACCAGGTACATTTATTGATGACTATACCTATGACTTCCAGTCTGGTGATTTAGATAACTACAATGGGCGTTTCTGTAAGACTCCAGATTTCCCTGACGGCACATATGCATACTTTATTACTATTGATGCATCTGAAGCGGGTGTTGCAGAATTCCCATACATTATTGGACCTCAATTTAACTCTCTTCCTGACAATTGGAATTTTGCTCAGGGTGCAACTCAAGAGAATATCCCATCTAACGTTGTAAGATTCAGGGATCCATACGTTAACGTCGATATTGATATTGACCGTCAACCCAACCAAGAGTCCGATGTCCTGACGACTGAGATCGAAGGATATCCCATTATCTTTGAAATCCAAGATAGTAATAATGATGGTCTGATTGATGCTAATGAGCAACAAGAGATCCTTGAGATGTCCGAAGAGGCAACTCTGCAGATCTATGACTACTTCCCTCAAGTTTCTAAGGAGTCTAGAGTTGATATCGAAGTTGAGACAACTACTCAGTTTGAAGATGCTCAGATTGACGGTTTCGTTATTGAAAACCCAGGTAAGTCTTACCAGGTCAATGACATTGTATTCTTCGATGATGCTGATACTGGTGGTTTCGGTGCATCTGCACAGATTGAGTCTGTTAAGGGTCAAAACATCCAATCTTACAGTAAAGAGATCATTGGTGATCGCCCTTATGGTGTGATTGTTACTGATGCAGTACATGACCTTCGTCAGCAAGACGAAATCATTGTCAACTCCACTCCTGTTGTCGATAACACCAACAAAAACTATAAAGTAAAAGTTGTCTCTGGTGTCGAAAGAGTTAATGTCACTCAAGTTGGTATTGGTTATAACGAAGATATTCCTCCTACCTTTGAGTTGATTACTACTTCAGGACAAGATGGTCTTCTGGAGATTGTACTTGAAAATACTGGTCAAGTTAATAAAGTTAATATCATTAACTCGGGTAATGCTTATGATCCTGAGAATCCTCCTCAAATTCGTGTTTCCCATCCTCAGCAATTTAAGAAGACCCGTTATTGGTTGTCTGAATATGTTGAGGCGACTGGTACAGTTACTGTCTATGACATCAAATCTACTTCAGATCGCTATACCTATATTTGTGGAAGCATCGAGGAAGTTGATGAAGATAGAATGGGATTCCTCGCCAAGTTTGATGACCTTGGACAACTGATTTGGGAAAGGACTCTTATTCCTACCAATCCTAATCAGAAGCGTGCCGAATTCCTTAGAATGGCTATTGATGAGTCATTAGAAAACGACCGAATTTATGTTACTGGCCAAACATTTGATCCTGACAACGCAGTCTACAACCCAGATGTCTGGTTGGGACTTTACGAGTCTGGTTTCAATAATGCCAACTCCCCTGACGGCATTCTGCTCTGGCAGAAGTCTATTGCAGGTATCTCTGGTAGTACTAGAAGAGACTATGTAACTTCTATTGCACTGGATCAAGATAAGCGTATCTATCTCTGTGGTTATACCGATACCAACTCTCCAGATCCTCAAGATATGTGGATTATCCAGTGTGGTATTGATGGAGACCTTGTAGAGAAGCGTAAGGTTGCATCTGAAGATGGATCTGAAAAAATGCAGCAGATCATGTGGATCTCTGATGACAGATTCTTCTTTGTTGGTGTCAACGAAGAGAATGATGACTGCATCTTTGGTGAATTTATCTATGATGGTGCAAATATTGAGATGGATTGGATTCGTCAAATGCCTACTATTGGTGGACGAGTCGAAAATCCAAGATTTACCATGGATGAGTATGGTGCAATCATTCTAGTGTGGGATATCTTCAATTCGGCACTTGCTAAGAATGATAAAGTACAAATCAACAAATTCCTCAGAGCATCTGCAAATACTGAGTGGGAATGGGCAAAAACTATTAGTGTTTCTGGCGACTTCCTGTCTATTAACCATGCAAACATCAGTGTAGACGTATTTGGCAACTATAATCTGGTAACTGATATCATCGAGAGTGAGAATCAAAGATATTCAGTTATTTCATATCTTAAGTATGATGGCACTCTTCTAAAGCAGACTAAAGTTGATGATCCTGGAAATATTGGTTTCCAGGCAGCAAATCATACAGTTGATAACTCTGGTGACTGCCATATCCTTGCCAATCGTCAACAGTGCGATCAAATCATCTCTCTACGCTTTGACAACTCGGCAAACTTGCAAGAAGATACAACTAAGCAAGAGTTGGGCACATATCAGTACTTTGATATCAATGAGACTCTGTATGACCCTACTGTTTATAAGTTTGGATCTGGATCTCTGAAGATTCAGGACGTTGCACCTATCTCTATTACCGATTTAGGTCTTACTCCTACTTCTTGGAGTATTAGAGCATGGATGTCGATGAATACTACTGTATATGGCACTAATCATCAACCTACATTCTTTGATGTTGCTGATAGCACCAATACTAACAGTATCCGTATGGATATTGATGGTGATGCAACATCTCCTGACTATGAGAAGGTAAAAATCTACCTGAATGGATCTCAGGTTGCATCTTCAACAACTACAACTAACTGGACTGCATTTGCTAGTGCAACATGGGTCCATGTGACATTCCAGAAGCGTCAAGAGTCCCTTGGTCTTTACAGATATGAAGTCTTCATCAATGGAAACGTCCAAGCACAATTCCAAAGCACGACGGACGTTGCATTAGATGATATTACCATTGGTGGTCCTCAAAGTACTCCTACTACTGCCAATTCTTTCCGTGGCAACATCGATGATATCGTTGTTGATGATATTGCACCTTATGAAAACTCTTATTCAATTCCAAGTGCATATATCCCAGTAACCACTTCAAACTCTGACTCATTTATTGTTAAGTTTGACAGAGTGCATACTCAGAGAGCAGCATACACCTTTACTGGTCTCACCAAGAATAATAATCTCACATTTACTGAGATTACAACTGATATCATTTGGAATACAGTAATTATTCCAGCAATGCAAGCGTGGGAAGAAGGTCCTGGTGGTCTGCAAATTCTGGACATGTCTCAGACACAGGCACAGTTGATTCCTGGCACTGTTGCCACAACATCTGCATATTTCCAGTATGCATCTAAGACTTCCACCATTCCATCACCTCGTGGTCAACGAGTGCTTCTGGAAGCAGACGTGGTGCCCAAATTCTATCTCCGTGACGCACTTTATAATAAGGTTGATAACGTCCAAGAGATTGTATTCACTCAACCCGTCAAACTGACGAAGTACACTATTCTTCAGCAATTTAATGCTGTCGGCACTACAACTGCTTTTGGCACAATTGTCGAATGTCCTGCAGGGACTCTGTTGGATCCTGGTCTTGGCACAACTTATAAAGTTGGTAAGATCTTTGGCACATTCAACAGCACTGATAGATTCAGGACTACTGCTGGCGATGTTAACCAGATTCTGGGAGAATACTTCCAAAGCGAAGAAGAAGAGAATCCTTGGGAAGCTTCTGTAGCATACAATGCTGGAGATCGCGTTTATAATAACAAGCGTATCTATGAAGCACAAGGTGCTGGTACATCTGGTGCAATTCCCCCCACACATAATGCAGGTGTGGTGAGTGATGGTGTTATCAACTGGTCGTTTATTGACGATGCTGGTAAGTTTACCATTGATCTGACAGAGCATCCTTATCCAAGACCTCAATATATTGGTCTTGACATGCCTGAGCACACTCCTGGCATTCTATATGCTGCTGGTCAGCGTGTATGGTGGAAACTTAACGTGTATGAAGTTGCAGTTGGTGGAGGTGGTGTTGCAGGTACAACACATCCAACTCATACCACTGGAGATGCATCTGACGGTCACGTTACCTGGACATTCATCGAGACTCGTGAGTCAATTAGTCTCTACTCTCGTTTGATGCCTTTCAATCTGGGCGATAACTATCAAATTCAGATTCTTGAGACACATCCTGGATCTTCTTTCATTCCCAATGACGTTATCAGCGTTACTGGAGATTATATTAGCTTGGCAGAAGATGAAAAGTCTGTTGGGATCTCTGGTCTGGCATCGGTTAAGAAGATTCGTGTTACAGCACGTCTTGAAAAAGATATAATCAGATCTTCCCAGAGTAGGACTGATCTGGTGTATTGTACTTCCAATAGTCAGCACTTCTATAACGAAAATGATATTATCTTCACTGAAGGATTCCAAGGTGATCAATATAATGGATCATTCTTCGTTGATAAGGTTATTGGGTCTAGAGAGTTTACATTTAAGATCAGATCGACAGCAGTCTCCGATCCTGCATTCTCACAGAATGCTATCAATAATGTAAACATCTACGCTAAGCATCCTACTCTTCTGTTTACTAGAAATCACCAGTACAACTTCGATGTATCTGATGTTTCTAACTTTGGTTACTATTTGTCATTCTCTCAGGACAATCAGTACAAATTGGAGTATTCCTTCAATAATATTGTTAGAGAAGGCACTCCTGGTATTGATGCTACAGGTAATGCAGCACCATTTGTCAAATTCCTGGTATTGGGAGATGTCACTAACATCTCTTACTACTTCGACCCATCTAGAATTGGATCTAACTCTCCTGTAGGCGATTCTTCGTTTATTGACGTTATCTCTACTCCATATGCAGGTAGATTCAATATTTCTGAGATCGTAAGTGATACTGAATTCAAATTCCCACTTAATAGAGAACCTGAGCGTGCAAACGCTGAAATTGGATCCGATGATCAAGGAAATGCATATTCCTTCTACTCTACGACTTCCACAAGAGCAGTTGGTCCTATTAACAGCATTCAGTTGGTTTCTCCTGGTGGATTCTATAAGAAACTGCCTATCATCTCTGATATTGCATCCTTCCGTCAAATTGAGAAGATTCTCATCGTTGATGGTGGCACAGAATACGCTCCTGGCATCTATTATGATGTGCCTATCGATGGAGACGGTGAAGGTGGTAAAGCAATCCTCACAGTACTCTTAGATGAAGAAACTGGGTCTGGTGCCCTTGGAGACGTATCAGTAAGTGATCCTGGTAAAGGATATACCTTTGCTAGCATTGATGTTGACGCTATTCCTGGTATTCTTGGACCAACACTTGCTGGATCTGGTGGTGCTGTCCAAGTCGTCATTCCTAGTGAAGGTAGTGGTGCATCAGTCTTCTTGACAGGTAGAAACATCGGTAAGATCAAGAGACTGAAGAATAATGAGTTTGGTTTCGGATATTCACACGATTACACTCTGAAACCCGAAATTACTTTCCCAGTCAACCTCCAACTCTTCAATACTTCGATTCTTACTGAAATCAAGATTACTAATCCTGGTAGCGGTTATACTTCGACTCCTGCAGTTGTTATTGAAGGTGGTGGTGGATCTGGTGCTGATGCAGTTGCTGTTGTCAAAAACAACCGACTTAGTGAGATTCTGATTAAGAATCCTGGTGCTGGATACTCATCCGAGCCTACAGTCACCCTGAAGTCTGAGTTTAACTACGTTGTCAACCTTGACCTCAACTATCTGCAGTTTAACTTCCCTCACGGCATTACGACTGGTGCAGAGGTTACATTCCGAGCAGATAATGTAGGTACTACACTTGGCGAATTGCCTAAACCATCTAGTGCAGGTTTGACCTCTCTGGTTGGTGGTCAGGTCTATTATGCGATTGCAGGTAACCAAAACTCACTGGAATCTGACCAATTGCGTTTTGCACTGACTTTACAAGCAGCACAAGCAGGTGATTACATCACATTCTTGACTCAAGGTAGTGGTCGTCAAGTACTTCTTACTGAAGTGTTTGGTGGTGCTGCTGAGGCAGTTGTTGCAACATCTCGCTTCCTTGCTGGTGAAGAAGTCTTCCAAGGACCAAGTGTGGAGCAAGCAACTGCAACTGGTATCGTTTCTACAAATACTGGTTGGCAGATCGGTCCTAAGATTCTTAAGATCGTTGATTACGAAGGTGATTGGAAGCAAGGTGAGCAGGTTAGTGGAAGTATCTCTAAAGCGTCTGGTATTATCGATAACCTGAGTATTGCTCGTGGTGTGCTCAATATCGGATCTCTGACTAAGACTCCTGGTAAGTTTACCGATGACGTTGGTAAACCTTCCGAGATTGTCCAAAAACTGCAAGATTCCTACTTCTATCAGAATTACTCCTATGTGGTTAAGTCTGAAATTCCTATTACGGAATGGAAGACTC